CTGATTGCCGCCAGGACGCGCGATCAGGGCCGGGTGGCCTATGAATTCGCTGGCGGGTTCTGCCGGACCCTGCCGCTGGAGATTCAAAAGCGGCTGATCTACCGCCGCGCGCCCCGGCTGGAAATCGAATATGAGGGTGACGGCGGGGGGCATATCCTGCGCGTGCTGCCTGCCGATGGCAAATCCGCCCTTGGCGGTGCGCCGGTCTTTGCGATCCTGGACGAACGCGGTCACTGGCCCCTTGACCGTGGCGATGCATTGGAAGCAGCGATCCTTTCCGGGCTGGGCAAGCGGGGTGGCAGGGCGCTGCTGATCAGCACGTCAGCTGCAGATGATTCACACCCGTTTTCGCGGTGGCTCGATGACCCTTTGCCTGGCACCTATGTGCAGGAACACAGGCCGGCCCCAGGTCTGCCTGCAGATGACCGGGACTCGCTGTTGCTGGCCAATCCCGGTTCCCCTTTCGGCGTCGGTGCCAGCATTGAATGGCTCGAAGGGCAGGCGCGGCGCGCAATCGCGCGGGGCGGTTCCAACCTGACATCCTTCCGCCTGTATAACCGCAACGAACGGGTGTCCGGAGAGTCGCGCGACCAGCTCATCACCCTGGACGAATGGCTGGCCTGTGAAACCGGTGATCTGCCGCCCCGGCAAGGATCTGTGGTGATCGGCATTGACCTTGGCGGGTCGGCCAGCATGACGGCTGCGGCGTTCTACTGGCCGGAAACCGGGCGGCTGGAATGCATTGGCACCTTTCCATCCACCCCGTCTTTGCTGGACCGGGGCCAGTCTGACGGGGTGGCAGGGCGGTATCTGGAAATGGAAAAGCGGGGCGAACTGACCACGCTTGGCGACAAGACCGTGCCGGTTGCCCCGTGGCTGACACAGGTGATGCGCCATGTCGATGGTGGCCCTGTCGCGGCGATCACGGCAGACAGGTACAAGGCCGCAGAACTGTCCGAGGCAATCAACCGGGCAGGCATCCGCGCGCCCGTGGTCTGGCGCGGACAGGGATTCAGGGACGGCGGGGAAGATTGTGAACGCTTCCGCCGTGCCTGTTTTGATGGCCAGGTGCAGGCGGCACAATCGCTGTTGCTGCGATCTGCTTTTCAGGATGCGATCTGTCTGCGCGATCCGGCAAACAATCTGAAACTGGCAAAGGCCCGGTCAACAGGCCGGATCGATGCGGCGGCGGCAACCGTTCTGGCGGTTGCCCAGGGTGCCCGGATAGCGGCGCTTCCCGCCAGAAAGTCGGTCATATCATGGGCCTGAGAAAGGAACACCAGCGGCACAGCAAGGCCGTCACGCGGGGCACCCGCTGGCGCACCCTGCGCATGGCGATCCTGGAACGGGATGGCTTCAAATGCCGGTCCTGTGGCACAGGCGGCAGGCTCGAGGTTGACCATATCTGCCCCGTCAGAACACACCCCGAACTTTCCTACGAACCGGGCAATCTGCAGGCGCTGTGCGTGTCCTGCCACACCCGGAAAACCCGGATCGAATGCGGGCATCCCCCGCCTTCCCCGGCCAGGCAGGACTGGACAAAGGCCGTGTCGCAACTTGAGCGGCCCCGAAAGAATGGCATCATCAAAGGAGAAACAGATGCTTGACTCAGTAAAGATCACCCGTCGCCAGTCGGAAATCCGGCAGGCGCTTGCGGGCCTTGTCGGCAAGACCGACGCCACGGCGGACGAACTGCGCAACATGGAAGCCCTGGACACGGAATATCGCGGCAACGAGACGCGGTTCCGGGCGGCGCTGATCGCCGAAGATACCGAACGGCGCACGGCGGGGGCCGAACTGGACACCCGCGCGGGCCGGGAATGGGATGGCCTGATTGCGGGCTTCGAGCTGCGCCAGGTGGCCCTGAGCCTGGACGAAGGCCGCGCCCTGTCCGGCCAGACGGCAGAAGTGGTGACAGAGCTGCGCAACCAGCGCGGCTATCGCGGCACGCCGGTTCCGTTGCTGGCCCTGGAACAGCGCAACACGGTGGCCAGCGGCACACCGAACCCGCTGCAGACCCGCCCCATCATCGACCGGCTGTTCCCGGCATCGGTTGCGGCCCGGATCGGGGTGCAGCTGATCGGGATTGACGCGGGCCTGACCGAATGGCCGGTCACCACATCGTCGGTCGCGGCGGGCTGGCAGGCGACGGAGGCCGGTTCTGTGGCGGGCCCGACGCAATTCACCACGGTGGATAAGGCGCTGGCACCGAACAGCACGCTGGGCATCCGCATGGCCATTTCCCGCAAGGCCCTGCTGCAATCGGGTGCTGCGCTTGAGGATGCGATCCGGCGCGACATGAATGGCGCAATCGGGCAGGCCCTGGACGCGGCAATCACCCTTGGCACCGGGGCATCCGGCCAGCCGCTGGGCGTGATTGCCGGGGCGGCAACCTATGGGATCACCAGCACCGCCGTTGCGGCGGCTGCCACCTGGTCGGTGTTCCGGGCGGCTGTGGTCCGCTTCATGCTGGCCAATGCCGCCGGTTCCCCCGATGCGGTGAAGCTGCTGATCCGGCCGGAAGTCTGGGCCAAGCTGGATAACAGCCTGATCACCAGCACCGCCGTTTCGGAATGGGACCGGCTGCTGGCCAACATTCCGCTGGCCAATGTCATCATGACGACGAACGCCCTGGCCGCACCGGTCACAAACAACGTGACGGCGCTGCTGGCAACCAATGCCGGCGGCATCCCCCCGGCCTTCATGGGCACATGGGGCGCGGTCGACCTGATCCGCGATCCGTACAGTGACGCGGCATCGGGCGGGCTGCGCTTGACGGCCTTGACAACGGTGGACGTGACGGTTGCGCGGGGCGCGCAGCTTGAAATCCTGACCGGCGTTTCGGTGGCCTGATGCTGTGGGGCGCACATCTTGGCAGTCTTGAACTGCGGGCCGAGGGCGGGGAAACCCGCCTTCGGGCCAGCTTTCCCTATGGGCGGGAAACAACCCTGGCCGAAGGGCGGGCCGAGGTCATTGCGCCCCGTGCCTTCGGCAAAAGGATCGGCGCGGGCGATGATATTCACCTGCTGTTCGGTCACGACTACGACCGGCCCCTGGCATCGCGCGGGGCCGGTTCCCTGACCCTGCAGGACAGTGACGCCGCCCTTGTGATCGAAGCCCGGATTGCCGGGGATACATCCTGGGCAGCCGACTTTCTGGCGGCGCACCGGGCCGGTCTGATCCGGGGCCTGTCGCCGGGGTTCCGGGTGCCACCCGGGGGCGATTCGGTGGAACGGCGCGGCACCGGCCTGTTGCGAACTGTCCGCCAGGCAGACCTGTTTGAACTGTCTGCCGTCACGGTGCCCGCCTATGGCGCGGCACAGATCGAAGCGCGGAACTGGCAGGCGGGGCAGGAAGCCCCCGACGCGGGTCTTGCGCGCGCACTGCAACGGTGGAGGGCATGATGTTCGGATGGCTGAGACGGAAACCCCCGGAAACCCGCGCGGGCGGCAATTTCACGGCCCAGGTGATGGCCGCACGGGCCGCTTACATCACCGGCCCCAGCGGCATTGCCGAACTGACGTCAACGGTGGCCAGTTGCGCGGCGCTATGGGAAAACGCCTTCGCCCTGGCCGATGTGGAAGGCGCACCGGGGCTGGATCGGCGCACCATGGCGATGGTGGCGCGGGCCTGCGCCCTGCGGGGCGAAGCCGTGCTGCTGATCCTGCCGGATGGCACGCTTGTGCCTGCCGCGACCTGGGATGTGGCCACCCGGAACGGCCGGCCTGTGGCCTATCGGCTGGAACTGCCGGAATCGTCTGGCAATCGGCCTGTCACCGCACTGGCCGCAGAGGTTTTGCACCCGCGCATCGGGGCAGACCCGGCCATGCCATGGGCCGGGGTTTCGCCCCTGCGGCGGGCCAGCCTGACGGCGGGTTTGCTGCAGCTTGTCGAAACCGCCCTGACGGATGTGTTCGGGAACGCGCCAATCGGCAGCCTGATCGTGCCGCTGCCCGATAGCAGCCCGGATGACATGGCAGCCATGCGTTCCGCCTTCCGGGGCAAGCGCGGGTCAACCCTGATCGTAGAAGGCACGGCACAGGCGACGGCGGCGGGCATGAACCCGCAGCTGGGCCAGCGGCTGGAACAACTTTCGCCGGACCTGTCCAAGTCCATGACCCGCGAAACGCTTGACGCGGCGCGGGACGGGGTTTGTGCGGCCTTCGGTGTGTTGCCCGGTCTGTTCAACCGCGCCACGACCGGCCCGCTTGTGCGGGAAGCCCAGCGGCACTTGGCCGGATGGGTGCTGGAACCCATGGCGCAGACCCTGGCACAGGAAGCGGCGGAAAAGCTGGGCGGGCCGGTTCGCATCGACATCGGCAG